CTCTTCTGGAACCACGACTACGCGGAGCCTGTCGGCAAGGCGACCATGCCGCTCAAGCGGAAGGAGCGCGAGATCGTCGCGGACTTCGTCTTCGCCAAGCGTCCCGACGGCTACGGCGGCGAGTTCTTTCCCGAGGTCGCGGCGGCGCTGGTCGCGCAGGGGATCGTCAGCGGCGTGAGCGTCGGCTACGTCCCCGAGGAAGGCGGCGTCCGCATGGCGACGGACGTCGACCGCAAGAAGTACGGCGGCCAGGTGTCGCGGATCTTCTCGCGCTGGAAGCTGCTCGAGGTCAGCCTCGCGCCGCTCCAGGCGAACCCGGAGGCGCTCATCACCGCCGTCCGCAAGGGACTCTGCTCTCCTGTCGGCGCGAAGCGCTGGTTCGGGATCGACGTGCCGAAGCGCATCGTCGTGACGGTCGACGTCCCCGCGCGCTCAACTGCGTCGAAGCCGAAGCCGATTGACGTCGATGCCATCGTGCGGCGGGAAATCGCGCGCGCGAGGGGTGCCGTGAGGCTCTGACTTGGACCGGCTGTCGGCGTGTGCCTGGACAGCGGCCCTGGAGCCACGCCTGACGGCACGCAACAGGAGCAGCAAATGAAGACCATGACCATCGACCAGTTCAAGGACGCGCTTACCAAGGCCGCGAAGGCAAAGGGTGAGGCAGGCGTCGTCGCACAGAAGAAGCTCATCCTCGAGGGAGACTTCATGATTACCGACGCCGCAGGAGTCGCCGTCGATCCCGAGGCGCTCGACGTCGCGATCCGCGCTGCGGCTCCCGCGATGGAGGAGGATTCGGCCGACACCGCAGGCATCGAGGAGAAGGTCGCCAAGAGCGTGCGCAGCGCGCTCGGCATCCGCACGACCGGCGGCTCGTCGGCGATGGCCGTCACCGCGGAGCCGAAGGCCTGGGAGAGCGCCAAGCAGTACGGCCGCCTCAAGGCGTTCAAGTCCAAGGAAGCGGCGTACCGCTTCGGCTCGTTCTGCCTCGCGGCGATGGGCCACCGCAAGAGCGCGCAGTTCTGCGCGAACAACGGCATCCAGGTGAAGGCGCACTCGGAAGGCGTGAACAGCGCCGGCGGCTTCCTCGTTCCCGACGAGTTCGAGAACGAGATCGTGACGCTCCGCGAGCAGTACGGCGTCTTCCGCCGCAACGCGAAGATCTACCCGATGTCCTCCGACACGCTGCGCATCTCGAAGCGCACGGCGGGCCTCACGGCGTACTTCGTCGGCGAGATCAACGCCGGCACCGAGAGCACCCAGACCTTCGACAGCGTCCAGCTCGTCGCGAAGAAGCTGATGTGCCTCACGACCGTGTCGAACGAGCTCCTCGAGGACGCTCTCGTCAACATCGGCGACGACATCGCCAACGAGGTCGCGTATGCGTTCTCGCTCAAGGAGGACGACGCGGGCTTCAACGGAACCGGCACCTCGACCTACGGAGGCATCGTCGGACTTGCCGGCGCGCTGACCAACGCGACCTACCAGGTCTCGACCAGCGCGACGACGACCTATGCGAGCGTCTCGAAGGACGAGATCTCCGCTGCTCTTGCGAAGCTCCCGAACTGGGCCTTCCAGCGCAACAACGTCAAGATCTACTGCCACAAGTCGACCTATCACGCGATCTTCGAGCGCCTTTCGATGGCCGCAGGCGGCGTGACCGCGAACGAGATGGCGAACGGCATCGCTCCGCGCTACTTCGGCTACCCGGTCGAGTTCTCGCAGGTGCTCCCCGCCGTGACGGCGACCACCGGCGCTGACGGCGACGTGCTTGCGTACATCGGCGACCTCTCGCAGGCGTGCTTCCTCGGCGACCGCCGCTCGACCGCCATCGCGTTCTCCGACTCGGCGCTCAATGCGTTCGAGCAGGACGAGCGCGTCGTGCGCGGCACCGAGCGCTTCGACATCGTCTGCGCCAACGTCGGCGGCTCCACCGCCACCGGCGCGATGGTGAAGTTCACCCTCTGATCTGACAGGAAAGGAACCACACCATGAAGAGCTCCACCAAGATCCTCAACGCCATCGCGACAGGCGTCTCGGCCTCCACCGCAGAGTTCGACACGCAGGGCTTCAACTACGCGAAGATCTACGTCTGCACGGTTGGAACCGTAGCTCCGGCCACGAACGGCAACAACATCACGGAAAGCGATACCTCCGGCGGCACGTTCAACGCGATCAGCGGACTCGTCCAGGGGACCGACTACACGCTCTCGACCGCGACCAACAACACGTCGGTCGCCAAGATCGTGTACGGCATCCCGCTCGGAGGCCGAAAGCGCTACCTCAAGGCGACGTTCACCAGCGGCTCGTCCGTGACCGCGAACCACGCGATCATCTGCGAGCTGAGCGATCCGTACGACTCCATCCTCGTCCGTCGCGCCGGCACCGCCGCGACCGATGCGGCAGGCAGCGTCGTCAACATCTGAGCGGAGACCATCTCCTCCCCGGGGCGCGTCGGCATCCGTGCCGGCGCGCTTCTGTTTTTGAGATGCGCTGCTATGCTCCCCGCAGGAGGCACGATGGAGATCAAGGACGGACATCTCAGGATCGGAGAGGCGAGGAAGATCGACCTGTCAGGGATCGCGGATGCATCGCTGAAGTCGGTCGAGCTGGGGAGCCTGCTCGACCGCCTGCCGGCAAAGGAGGCGCTGCCTGTCCTGCGCGGATTCGCGCTCAAGATGGCCGACAAGGCGCGCATGACGCTCGACGTCGCAGACTTCGACTGGGTCTGCGCCGCCTACCAGAGCGGGGAAGCTGACGCCGAGTCGATCCTCTGCGCGGACGGGATGAACCGCTCGATCTGGAATCGCAGCAAGCTCTGCGACACGGTGAACATGGCGGGCCTCGAGATCGTCGGAGGCGTCGACGGAGGACTTGCATGGAAGCCGTCGCCTGAGCGGATCGCCGTCACCTGCGAGAAGCGCGTCCGCAGGGAGCCCGAGATACCGCTCAAGGACGTCACTGCTCTGATGAGCCTCCCGCGCATCGCGTGGACGGAGACGTTCGCGCATTCCCTCGAGGTCTGCTCGCAGCTCCAGATGCGCTTCGTCAAGTCGACCGGCGTCTTCTGGGGCCAGTGCCTCGAGCGCATGATCGCAGGGGAACTCGAGCGCGGAACGAAGTACGCGCTGACGATCGACTACGACTCGATCTTCGACGCTCGCGACGTCGTGCGGCTCTGGCAGATCATGGAGGACAGGCCGGACATCACGGCGCTCTGTCCGCTGCAGATCGGCCGCGACCGCGACGAGCTTCTGCTGAACCTGATCGACTCCGAAGGAAAGACGATGGAGCGAGTGACGACCGACCACTTCTACCAGGAGGCGGTCGACATCAGGAACGGCCATTTCGGCCTGACCATGATCCGTCTAGAGCACCTCAAGTTCATCAGCCACCCGTGGTTCCTCGGAATCCCGAACGAGCAGGGCCGATGGGACGAAGGCAGGACGGACGACGACATCCACTTCTGGCACAAGCTCAGGAAGCACAAACTGAAGGTATGCGCGACGCCGAAGGTCCGACTCGGCCACCTGCAGCTCGTCATAACCTGGCCGATGGACAACTGCGCGGTAAAGCACCAGTACCTCGGCAAGTACCATTCGGACGGGAGGCCGCCGGAATGCCAGACCTACTGATCGTGCTCAAGACGTTCTCCGTCGCAGACGAGCGCGTGGGCAGGCGCGAGGTACGGCCCGGATGCGTCGTCAGCGTCGCGTCGGACCTTGCCGACAAGCTCGTCCGGGAGCGCTACGCGGTCCGCGTCGTCCCTCCCGCTCCGCTGTTCACGGAATCGACGCAGCCCGAGGAGGAGCCGATGAAGGGAAGGAAGAGGCGCAATGCAGATCGACTCAAACCCGCTCACGACGCTCGCCAAGCTGAAGACATGGCTCGGGATCACCAGCGTCGAGAATGACGCCGTCCTGCAGTGGTCGATCGACTCCGCGTCCCGCGCGGTGCAGACCTACTGCGGCAGGAACTTCACCGAGACGCGCTACTACGAGATCCGAGACGGATCGGAGTCTCGCCGCATCGCGCTGGCGAACTACCCTGTCTCGTTCGTCAGGTTCGTAGGCGTCGGATGGGATTCGGTCATGACCGTGTCCAGCACGATCTCGACGGACGCAGTCTCGACCGTCTCGCTAGGCGCTGGACAGCTCCACCTCTACAGGATGAGCTCGACGGGAACCGAGTCGAATGATCAGGTCAACTTCTCGAACCACCAGACCTCGACGGAGCTGGCGACGCATATCTCGACGGTCACGGGATTCTCCGCGTCGGCGCTCCTCGACGTGCCTGCGGTCTACATCAGGAAGCTCGCTGGCCGCAGCCTCAAGAACGGCTCGGCGTACCTCGAGGCTCCGACCGACGGCCTCGAGGACTACCAGGTCGACCTTGACTCAGGCGTCCTGTACGGCGCGCAGCTCGGCCTCAACCGATCGCTCCTGGTCGACTACACCGCCGGCTATGCGACCATTCCCTACGACGTCGAGATGGCGACGCTGTCCGTCTCCGCGAGGCTCTTCCGAGATAGAACGCGCGACCCTGGGCTGAACAGCGAAAGCCTCGGGGGATATTCGTATTCCCGTCGCGGAGGCAGCGAGATCAGCACGGAGGAGGCGCGGATGCTCGCGCCGTACCGGAGGCTCCGTTGAGCATCGCGAGCCTCGTCTCCGAGTTCGGCGTCACCCTGTACCTGTACAGGCCGACGGCGACCGTCTCGAGCGACGGAAAGCCGCTGCGGACCTACGCGCTGGTCGAGTCATTCACGGGGTTCATACAGCCGTCGTCGCAGTCCCAGGACGTCCTTGAGGGCCGAGCGAGCTCGCGGACGGCCGTGACGATCTACGTCTCCGGGACGCTGGACGTCAGGATCGAGGACGAGATTTACAGCGGGACGTCTGGGAGCGTCGAGCGCTGGCGCGTCTCTGGCAGCACGAACCCCGGCGAAGTCGGACGGATGTCTTCGGCGCACCGGCTCAACATGACCGTGATCGACGCCGTGCAGGTCGCACCGGAGGTGAGCCTATGAGCCAGTTGCCGCCGATGCAAAACCCCGCGAGCATCATCGACATGGCGAAGGTGCGTGACAGGCTGCAGGCCGCCTCGCTGGAGGCTCTGAATGCCTCTGTCCTGATCCTCAGCTCGGCGATGCGGACTACGCTCAGTCAGCCGGGAACGGGACGGCGCTACTTCCGCAACCCAGGCTACGGCCGCCGACGCAACGCGCGACAGCAAGGAGTGCATGTTGCCTCGGCACCGGGACGGCCGCCGGCGGTCGACACGAACCGCCTGCGCGCGTCATTCGCCGTCTCGACCGTCGGAACCCGCGGAGACGGATTCGTCGCCGTAGAGAAGGCACCGACCCGCATGGTCCTCCGCTACGGATCGAAGGTCCGCTACGCGGTGTTCCTCGAGTACGGGACGCGCAGGACGCGCAAGCGTCCATTCGTCGCTCCGACGCTCGAGAAGTTCCGTCCGAAGCTGCCGGCGATCTTCGCCGCGGCTTTCCGCAGGCACTTTCCGAGGGTCAAGGCATGAGCGCGAAGGCGATGCTCGACGCGATCTGGACGCGCTTGGCGGCGTCGACCGTCTACACGACCGTCGGAGGCAGGATCGGCCTCGCCGAGCTTCCTGCCGACACGGCGCTGCCGCTCGTCGTCTACGACTTCGACGCGCCGCCTTCGGCGAGCAAGATGTTCGGGAACGTCGAGCGGTTCGAGGGGACGGTCGTGTTCCGCATCTACCAGAGCTCGGCGGCGGGGAACACGCTGCATACGATCTCCGCGGACATCCTGACGGCGATGAGCGGAACGATCTCCCCGACAGGGTTCGACCGCCTGACTGCGGTCCGCGTGTCCGTCGGCTCACCCTCATTCTCGGATGATGGTTGGTCGATGGAGGATAGGTACAGGGTGGTTGGCTTCAAGACGAGCTGAGGGTTCCTATGGCAATCGACCAATACATCGTTGGCAACGACGGAAACGTCTCCTTCTCGATCGGCGGCACGAACCAGCCGTTCATGAAGGTCTCGAGCTTCACCGCGAACCTGTCGCGGCCCGTCTCGGTCATCACCGGGTTCGGCGACACAGGCGGCCGCCGCCGGCTCGGCATGCTCGACTTCACGGGCACGCTGCAGGGTGCGGCAGGCGTCGGCGTCACCAGCGTCACGACGTCGACCTCCCATATCTACGTCTCGAACTTCGCGAACCCAGCGACGAACGCGACGAACTCGCTCGCCGACGTGACGCTCACGCTCTTCGACGACCCGGGCAGCACGAACGAGGCGAAGATCGTCGCCAAGTGCGTCCTCTACAACTTCGCGTTCAACGCGGCGAAGGCCGGCGACACGACGCTTTCCTGCAACGTCGAGAACGCGGACGGCGTCGCTCCGGTCGTCACCTGGATGACCTGATGAGCGAGTTCCAGAAGGCGCTGTCGATCGTCCTTCCGAACGGCGACGACTGGCTCGTCACGATCGTGACCCGCTCCCGCAGGTTCATCAACCGGCGCATCTCGCCTGGAGCGATGAGCGAGCAGGAGGCCTCCGACCTCGCCGTGCGCCTGAGCGGCCTGCAGCGATCCGAGATATCCGATCTCTCCGTCCGCAGGGTAGGATCGGCGAAGCTGGAGCTGCCGGCGTCTGCCGACCCGCTCTCGGCGCTCATCAGGAGGATCGGAGCATGAACATGGCCGCGAACTTCACCGTCACCGCCGGAGGACGCACCTTCGAGCTGAGGCCGCTCACGGTGCGCGAGCGGATGCGCCTCTCGAACATGCACGTCGAGCGGGAGCGCGCGAAGGCGATCGACACGGCGCGCGCGATGGACGCGAAGGGCCGCGAGGCCGCGGAGTTCGTCGCGGCGCGCGTGGACGAGGCCGAGCGGATGAGCTCGTTCGTCATGTCGGTCTTCACGATCGAAGGCGCGATGGCTGTGCTGCTGATGGCGGCGCGGTCGCATGCCGAGGCCGAGGAGATCGGAGCGCTCGTCGAGCCTGCGGAGATCGGCCGCATCGCGGCGCTCTGCCTCAACGTGCGCGTCGCTTCTGCCGATGGTACGGAGGACGGCTCGGGAAACTGAGCGCGCCTCCGCACCCCGAGCGGAGGCGGGACCTGATCTCGGAGGCTCACTTGATCGCGCGCGCCGCTCCCGGACTCGGGAACCCACTTGACCTGACCTGCGAGGAGTTCGACAGGCATCTCGAGCTGTCGATGAAAGGCGGCCAGCTGTGATCGCAGGCGACCTCGAGATCAGGATCGCGGCGGTCTACGACCAGCTGAACCGCGACCTCGCCGCGGCGACGGCCGCCAGCGCGAAGGCGGGACAGTCATCCGGCGCGCAGTTCGGCCAGCAGTTCGGAACGGCGTCCTCGACGTACATGTCGCAGGCGGCCGACTCGATCAAGATGAAGTTCCAGAAGGCGCTGCAGGGTGCGAACCTCGCGCAGACCTTCGCGAACAGCCTCGAGGCTGGACTGAAGTCGGGATCGGCGGACGCGGCACTGTCCGCGGCGGTGCGCGGCATTCCGATCTTCGGCGGGCTGATGGATGAACTGACTCGGCAGATCGCCTACGGCGAGGAACTGGCGCTCCGGGAGGCCGAGGACGCGGCGAAGGAGCTGGAGAGGAAGCGGTCGGAGTTCCGCAACAGGCTGACCAGGCTCGAGGTCGAGCGGATCCAGACCGTCCAGCAGGCAGAGATAGATGCCGCGATGGAGGTCGACAAGCGCCGCGCACTGATGGAGAAGGCGCGGCTCGACATCTTCAACGCGCGCGCGCAGACGAACGAGCGGCTTACGCAGAACATCGACAAGCAGGAGCGCGACCGCATCCAGGAGATCCAGCGCCTCCGCGAGCAGGCGATAAAGGACCGCCTGCAGAGGGAACTCAAGGCTCTCGACGAGGCAGACGCGAAGGCGAAGCAGGTCGAGGACGAGCGGAAGGCCCGCGAGGCGAAGGAGCTGCAGGACAAGAAGGACCGAGAGATGGCGCGGATCGACGAGGAGGCGAAGCGCAGGATCGAGGTCCTCCGCGAGCAGCAGATCGCAGTGCAGAGCTCCGTGTCGACCATCCAGACCGCGCACGGCTCGTTCCGATTCTCGAGCTACACCGAGCAGGAGAAGAAGCAGGTCGACAAGAGCATCCTCGAGGAGATCAAGACGATCAGCGCGACGGCCGCGAGGATGCGTGACGCCGTGCAGGCCGGCGGAGGGTTCAACTGATGGGACAGATCGTCGTCGAGGCGCTTGACACTCGCTCGCTCTCGAGCAGCAGCGGAGGGCTCACCGGGAGCAGGACGTTCCACGTCTACTCGGACAACCCGGCGGTCCCCATCACGGAGCCTGCGTCGATCAAGCTCGGCGACGGGACGCTCCCGCGGTACGGCGACCTGTTCCCAGGCGAGGTCGACCTCTACGCGACGACGTTCCAGATCGAGTCGGTGCCTGACTCGGGATACGTCTGGCGCGTCAGGTGGAACTACTCGAACGGAGGCGGCGGCGAGGTTCCAGAGGAGCCGATCGTCGTGCAGCCGGTCGTGCCTGGCTACGTCACGTTCTCGATGGAGTACGGCGGCCAGTGGCGGGACGCTTGGCGCGCCGATCCCGGCCTTCTGCTCTGGAGCCGGCAATACGCGAACACCGACATCGCAGGCACCAAGATCGACGCGGGAGGAGAGCCTACGAGCGTCTGGAGTCCGCAGCACACGCTGATCGTCGAGGAGACGGTGACGGCGGCTTCCATGTCGTCAAGGTCTATCACGATCAGGTCTAAGGTTGGAAAACGAAACATACTCGACTTCTATGGTGCTGCCAAGGGAACACTCCTGTACGAAGGCGCGAGCGCTCGCCGCGTAAGCTTGCTCGCGTACTCGATCACGCATCGCTTCCGATATGACGAGTGGTCGCATGCATCGCAGCAGCCGCGGATGAACTCTCAGCGCCAGCCGGACGTCGATCTGTACGGAGGCCAATTGCAGGCCAACAACGTCCGCTGGGTGCAGCCGTATCCGACGGAAACAAATTTCCAAACCATCTCGGAGAACTTCTGATGGCAGACGAGATCACAGTCAACGTAAAGCTCGCCGTCAACAAGGGAAGCCTCGTCCAGCGCTTCGAGTCGGGCTCGCTTACGTTCGACATGACGGGCTCGGTCGCCGCAGGCGGCGTCTCGTCGATCCCGACGACTGCGGCGGGAACGGCGCTCGGAGTCGGCAGCGTGACCACCGCGGGATGGGCATACCTCCGCAACACGGACAACACGAACTTCGTCGAGATAGGAGTGCAGGTCGCGGGAACCTTCTACCCTGCGATCAAGCTCAAGGCAGGCGAGGCCGGAGTCGTCAGGCTCGGGACGAACGCTCCGTACGCGCGCGCGAACACGCTTGCCGTGAACCTGCAATACTTCATCTTCCAGGACTGAGATGCCTTTCCCGAAGTTCACAAGCGGACGCTCTGGCCGGCTGACGTTCGACACGCTGAACGAGCTGTTCTCCCGCGTCGAGGCGCTCGAGGGCAACAGCGAGCGGAAGCGGTGGAGCATAAGGCCTCAGAGCGACGCCTTCTTCGCGAGGGTCGGCGTCAACAACACCGGCAACCCGAGCCAGTGGGAATTCGCCGAGGTGACCCGCCTGGTCAATGCGTCCGGCGCGCCGCTCGATCCTGCTTCGTGGACCGTTGTCGTCGGAGGCAGGAACAGCAGCGGCACGCTCTCGAACGGCACCGTGTCGACGTTCGCGTACCCGCTGGTCGGCACGGGACTCGCGACGGGTGCGATCCATCCCGTCGTCGCAAGCTACAACTCGGAAGGCGACCTGCTCTACGTCCCGATCGTCGCGTCTGGGACCTCGTCGAGCTTCCCTGCGAAGATCGCGACGGTGACGGTCATAACCGCAAATCTGAAGTGGAAGTACGCCTGCAAGCCGCAGCGCGTGAACCAGGCGTTCGACAACTTCGAAGATATCCCCGGTGCCGGCAACATCGACGCTCTGAACGGAGCGGAGGTGCTCGCCGACAGCACGACGTTCGGCGTCGGCATGCAGCCGCCGCAGACCGGTACGCTGCAGATGATCCGACAGCCGATCCGCGTAGGCATCGTCGTCACGCTCACGCTCGATGCCGCGGGACGCCACTCATTCTCGATGCCGAACGGATACAAGGTGATCTGCTGATGAGCTCCCTGCCGACCAACTTCAACCTCGCCGAGCGCTCGTCGCGTCCATCGAGGCGCCTTGCCGCTCGGCTTCTCCCCGCCGCGAACCTGACGGTCTACGAGTGTCCGCAGTCGCGGACGTGCTCCGTCGCCTGCGTGACGGTCGCGAACGTGGCCGCGTCGTCCGCGAATCTCCGAATGTTCCACGTGATCCCCGCCGAGACGGCGGGTACGGCGAACGCTATCGCCTACGACATGCCGATCCCGGCCGGCACGATGACGGCGTTCGAGATCGGGATCACGCTCACGGCGGGAGACAAGCTGGTCGCGTACGCCTCGACCGCGTCTGCGCTCTGCGTCATGCTGTACGGATCCGAGGCATGACCTGGGAGACGTTCCCCTGCTGCTGCGGAAACCCATGCTGTCCGTGCAATCCGCTCTACGGCGGGAACACGTCGTTTCGCGTGACGTGGAACGGACTGCTGTACAAGCAGTCGAACCTGGATTGCGATTGCGTATGCCTGAGCGCTCCACCGCCTGATGAGTTTGGCAGTGCGTTCACCGACATGTACGTCGGACCGAGGATCGAGGTCACGAACGAATCGTTCGTTTCTACATGGCTGCAGGTCACGGATCCAATAAACCCGCAGTTCTGCAACATGTCCTCGTATGAGCGCTTGCTGCCCAGGGATGTCATCCAGAGGTGGTACTGCTGGAATTTTGTCCCGACATGCGGACCTTTAGGGCCGAGAGAGCAAGGCGGGAACAATTTCATCAGGATGAGGTTGTCACCTGTAAGGAGAGTCGGAGGTCCTTGTCTGCCGCCATTGCCAGGAATCACAAGTGACATCCCGTGGACACTATCCGTAAACTTCCCGACGGTCGTCGGCTTGGTTTTCGAGGGTGGATTCGACTGCACTCCGGGTCCGTTTCAGTTGAACTTGCAGAGATCATCAATGAACACGCTGCAAGGCGGTATTCCATTGAGTGCGCCATCAGGCACGATCGCATGCGCAGGCGGCTACACGATCGGATGGAATGCAGGAACGGTGAAGGTGACATGACCGACTGCAGGTACATGGTGGATTCGCGCTGCACCAGCAGGCTCGCGCTCCCGATCTACGGATCGAGGCCGAGCGCAGGCGTCTGCGCCGAGTGCGAGTTCCGCAACGGTCCGCGTGGGCTAGGCGACCTGGTCGCTCTGATGATCTCCTACACGCCGTTCCGCAGGATGCAGAAGGCAGGATGTGGAGGCTGCAAGCAACGGCAGGAGGCGCTCAACAACGCCGCGCCGATCAGGCGATGCGGATGCGCGGACCGCGCCGCGCAAGCCGATGAACGGAAGGAGAGCACCTCATGAGCCTGACCTACACCGGTACGAACGGACTGTTCACGCGCCTCGGCGCGCTCATCTACATGATGGACGCGGTCCGCACGCACCAGAACAACCTCAAGACGCTGTTCGCGAACGTGCAGGGAGAGTACAGCACCTCCGACCGCTACATGATCGACCAGCTCTCGGGGAACCTCGACCAGAGGATCGCCGAGGCGGGAGGCGTGCTCGAGGACATCCGCGCCGCCGCGGTGCGGACGCTCGTCGAGATGGTGTACGCGGACGCGGCGGCCTCGAGCACGAACACCGCGCAGTCGCGAGGCCTCGCCGACGCTCTGGTCTTCCTGATCCGCGACATGGACGCGACGTCGAACACGGTCGAAGGCACTACCGTCGCAGGCGGCGTCCTCGGGACGGGAGCGGGAAACACGGGAAACGGTACGCAGGTCCATCTCCTCGAGTGTCCGAACATCCTGCTCTCGAGCGTCAACGACTGGCCGAATCTCCGCACCGAGCTACTCGAGTTCCGCTGCGTCCAGGACGCGCAGAACGGCTCGATCTCGCCTGGCAGCGAGGTATTCGCGGTGCGCGGCCTCGCGGCGTACTCGGGCCTCGACTACAGGTTCCCAGGCGGCAGCGGAACGGACGTCCAGGTCGTCTCGGTCTGCGCGAGCGTCGACAACGGCGCGCAGTACACGAACGTCCTCACGAACTCCGACCTCGAGGACTGGACGAGCAACATCCCCGACCAGTTCACCGTCTCGAGCGGAACGGCCGGCACGGACTTCCTCCGCGAGTCGACGACGAAGGCCCGCGGCACCTACGGCCTCAAGGCGGCGGTGACGGGTGCGACGTGGAAGATTCGCCAGCAGCTCGGCGCGGCGAGCGGTACGCTCGGGAAGATCGCTCCCGACCGTCCGTACGTCCTCGCGGCGATGATGCGCAAGGATGCGAGCGCGACCGGCACGATCAGACTGAGCCTGCAGGACGCCTCCGGAAACATCCTCAGCTCGGGAGCTGTCGCGATCTCGCAGTCGGTCGCGAGCCTGACGACCAGCTTCGCGATCGTCAGCCTGACCTTCCGTTCCCCGAAGGTCCTGCCGAGCGCGGTGTACCTCGTCCTCGAGACTACTTCGGCCGTCGCGACGGCCGCCGCGTACGTCGACGAGATCGTGCTTGCCGAGATGCGGCCGATCGCTCCCGGCGGCCAGGCGGTAGCCATCCTGACCGGCACGACGGACTGGGCCGTCGACGACAACGTGCGCCGCAAGTTCACGAACAACAACGAAGGCGCTTTCGTGCGCGCCTTCGACCGGCTGTTCGACATGTACTCGCTCGGCCTCGCGCTGCCGTCGAACTACCTCGGATCCGAGACTATCGCCGACAGCCTGATCGCCTGATGAGCTCTCGGAGGATCATCGACCGCGCCTGCGCGGTGAGGTTCCTCAGCTCGTCGTCGTCGGCGAGGTCCACGGCCAGCGTGTAGAGGTCGAGGGTGCTCCACTCGATCTCCATGATGGACGGGCAGGCGGTCGCCTCCCGGCCGACGCACTGGCGGCCTACGCGCTGGCGGCGGATCCCGATCAGGCAGGCGCGGACGTGCGCCTGCACCCTCGAGGCCTTCAATTTGTCGAGGCGGGGATTTTCCGAAGGTTCTTCCTCGGACATGCCGATATGATACGCACGGCGTAGGAAACGCCACTCGCCGCATGGAGCGGCGACCAGGAGACACGCATGTACAACTATATCTGCTGCGCGGGGCTGATCCTCTTCGGGTTGGCCGGCACTCTCGCACCCCTGTTCATCGACGCAATGAAGCGCGGAGGCTGCGATGAGTGACCTCGTACGCGCCGGAACCCAGGCTCTCGAGGCGTACATCGCCGCGGGAGACATCGAGCGTCTCAACCCCGACCAGCGCGTGAGCCTGTACCGCGCGGTCTGCGAATCGCTCGGGCTGAACCCGCTCACGCAGCCGTTTCAGTACCTGCGGCTCAGCGGGAAGACCGTGCTCTACGCGACGAAGAGCTGCACCGAGCAGCTCCGCAACATTCACTCCGTCTCGGTGGTGCGAATGGAGAAGGAGGTGTTCGGCGACATCCTCGTCGTGACGGTCGCTGTCCGCGACAAGGCGGGCCGCGAGGACATCGCGACGGGTTCGGTATGCCTCAAGGGCCTGGGAGGCGAGAACCTCTCGAATGCCTACATGAAGGCCGAGACGAAGGCGAAGCGCCGCGCGACCCTGTCGATCTGCGGCCTGGCGGTCCTCGACGAGAGCGAGACGGATTCGATCGCGGGAGCCGAGCGGCGCACGGTGCAGGAGGTCCACGTGGATCCCGAGCCTGCCGCTGCCGAGGCGGCGCGTCATATCCCGGACGCCGAGCCGTCGAAGCCGAAGCGCGGGAAGCCGAAGTCCGAGAAGCAGGAGGAGACGAAGCCGCTGCCGCCGGCGACCGAGGAGCACCTCGTCACCCCCGACGCGGACATCTCGGTCGTCCAGAACGCCTCTGGCCGCAAGGTCTGCCGCATCGACCGCCGAGACGCAGAGACGCTTGCCGTCCTCGACGAGAAGCTCGCCGGCATGATCGAGGCGATCCTCGCTTTCGGCGGGATCGCTCGTTGCACGGTGACCCGTTCCGCGGCGGGGAAGGCGATCGTGACCGACGTCGGGGAGGTGCGCGATGCATAGGCTCGGTTCGATCGACGAGCCAGGCGCGCAGAGCGTGCGTCGGATGCTCGGCATCCGTCCCGAGGATCCGCGCATATTCAAGCCGTATTCACTCGGAGAAGCGGTCGCGGCTGCGCGGATCATCTGCGGCGACGACGCGCTCGACGGCGGCGTGAGGATGCTCGTACCCGTCGGGCTCGCCTACGATCTGTGTCCGGCGCACCTGATGCCGGAGGCGGGTACGCTCGCCGCGTCGCTCTCGGTCAGCGTGAGACGGATCAGGCGTCACCGCCTGATCTGGGAGACGGTCGACCCTGCGCTGAGGTTCGCGCTGGTCAGGCGCGCCTGCCGGCTGATCCTCGCTTGGCGCGGCCGCGACTGCTACTGAAACACCCCTTCTTGCGGAGCCGGCTGCCTTCGGGCAGCCGGTTTCGTTTTTGCCGTTTCTTGAAATCCGACCATTTTCCCTCTTGCGCTTCCCCCATTCCCCCCCCTAAAACCCCCCCCAGCACAAGTTGATCCTCTGATCCTTCGTGCTTCCATTCGTCTTCATCGCTTCTCTTCTTCTCCTGATCTCACTCCCGACAGGGATGCGTATCGCGTTTGTGCGCGGATGCGCGCGCGAGCGCGAGCCGATGCGTCCGCATGCCGCACGCATGGACGTTTCCCGTTCTTTCCGTACGCAAGGTGGTCGACGGCGACACGCTCGACCTCGAGCTAGACCTCGGGTTCCACGTGCGCACGGTGCAGCGCGTACGGCTGATCGGGATCGACACGCCTGAGATTGCGTCGAAGGACGCGGGTGACCGCGAGCGCGCGAAGGCCGCGCGTGAGTTCGTGGCTGCCTGGATCGGCCGCCAGGAGAATCAGATCAGAGCGGAGACGACGAGGGACGACAAGTACGGCAGGATGCTCGCCGAGCTGCACGGCGACTCGTCGACCCTGACGGGGGATCTCCTCGAGGCTCGGCTCGCGAAGCGCTACAGGTGACCGTTTCCCTTTTTTCGACAATGGTCCCCGCGTGATCCGATTATGATCTCCGACCGCTGCAGGAGCAGCAGAAGGAGACAGCACAATGAAGGCGACTGAACTGGGTGAGTTCGTAGGCAGGGTGCGCCGCCTGTTCGGCGGCCCGATGGACGAGGAGCTGTTCGCGATCGCGAAGGAGCGTATCGGCGGCCTGGCGGCCAAGCCGTGCGCCGAGGCGCTCGAAGAGTACGCGCTCGCGCACGGCGGCCCGAGGTCTCGGTTCATCCCGGCGAAGTTTTTGGAGATCTACTCCCGCCGCACCGAGCGGCTCGACGCCGAGGCCGAGCGGACGGCGCGGCTCGCCGCCAAGCGCCGCGCCGAGATCGGCGTCGGCCTCGAGGCCGAGCAGCACCGACGCGAGTGGGATTCGATCCGAAGGGACGTGGCCGCGCTCGACGACGACCGCCGCCGCGCGGCGGTCGATGTCATGCGCCGAGCCGGGTGGAACTACCGCGGATCCGATCCGTCCGGGTGGAGCGACACGCAGGTGCTCGCCGTCCGCGACCTCGCGACCGGAGCGACCGTGATGGTGCGCGACCAGGACAGCGGCGAGTGGAACGTGCCTGTGGCGGCGCTCGAGTTCTGGACGCGCCTCGTTCCAAGGCCGTCGCAATCGCCTCTGGGAGCCTCGCTCCTCGAGGAGCGCCGTCGGCCGACTCCTACGACGGAACGGCTAGGCGAGCCTGTGCAGGCGGTTTCCGTCGACCGTGCAGCGGTAGCCTCGGCGGTGTTCGGCATGGACGAAGAGATTCCATTCTGACAGAGAATCAGAAAGAGAGAGAATCTTCTGATTTCCTAGCCAATGATGCAATTTGCAACGATGGTATCGGTATGATGGTTGAACCGCGGCAGGAGCCGCAGAAAGCGAGACAGACATGAGCAATTTGCAGAACCAGCATGTCGATGCGTTGAACGCACTCGAGGAGGCAGCGTTCAACGCGATGGTGGAGCGCCGCATTCTTGAAGAGAAGCAGTGGCGCGCGCATTGCGGATGCGGTCCATTGCTCAGTGCTTCCGAGTACCGCGTGATGCGACGAGTCGTCGATCGCATCATGGAGTCGACGCCTGAGATGGAAACGCTCTCCGCCGTCCGCAAGGCGGCGTACATGGCCCGCCTCGCCAACCTTGTTCCAGGAGGTGCCGCTTGACCCGTATCGCGATCGTCGCCGCTCTCGCGCTCGCCGCGCTGTACATCCCGCCTCGCATCAGGATCGTGACGTCGATCCCGTCGACCGCGACATGCAGGGAGGCGACCCGATGAACCGCGACCGAGACAGGATCGACGCAGACCAGCTCCAGCGCGAGCCGTTCTGGTCCGAGGCGCAGGCAGCGTCCGTCGAGGACATGCAGCCTCGCCGGTCAGGCGAGGAGCCGACGAGCCGGGACACGATCCTCTGGCTGCGCGCCGAGAACGAGACGCTCAGGAACCGCCTCGCCGCGCTGGAATGGATGCGAATCAACGTGCTGACCCGCGTCCTGCCGGCGCTCGCCAGGATCCACGACGGCAAGCCGTGTCCGGCCAAACATCACTCGCCGTACACGCGATGCCCGGAGTGCGACCTGCGCGAGTTCCTGGACAACTGGCGCGAGGACCAGCAAAAGACGGAGGCACGCAATGAGCAATGACATCGTGACGCGGCTGCGGCTCCGTCCAACCATCCTTCGGAAGAATCAGTTCGGCGACATAGAAACCGACCGTGCCGCAACCGCCTTGTTTGATGATTGTCATGCAATCATGCGCGAAGCCGCCGACGAGATCGAGCGCCTCCGCGCCGAGCGCGACGAGGCGAGGCGGGAAGTCTGCCAAAAGCATGATCACGGATACTTCATGGACGAGGACTATGCCGAGATCCGCGGCTGGGACTGCTTCAAGGAGGCTGGCAAGTGAGCGACAGGAACGCAACCAACAACATCAGCGGCGAGCTTCATGTTCACCTCGACAGGTCGGAACTCGACGAGGAGAATCCCGACGTCGACCTGATCGCCTGGTTCGAGGGACCGACGCTCGGCGACGACATGAAGGAGCCATGCGTGTGGCTCACCGTCAAGCGCGTCGAGGAGCCTCACGGCAGCTCCGACGCCATGTTCCGGGTGTCCATCGCCAAGCTGCGCGCGCTCTGCGACATGGCGCAAGCGATGCACAATGTCGGCGACCTCCAGTGGAAGGACTCGCTCGGGGAGAATGACGACGGAGGCGTACGATGACCGACCTCAAGCGTCCGTACCTCACCCACCGCGTCGCCGCCGGCATCGCGTCGATCGCCTCCCGTGTCGTCCCCCAGGACGAGCAGGAGGAGCATGCCGTCATCTGGATGCACCGCGTCGCGCGCTGGCGCGCGCTACAATGCGCGCAGCTCGACCCGCAGGACGCGGAACGCTTGTCTCCCGAGCGGGGAGCCGGAGCACCATCCGGCTCCCCAGGAGACGCGCCATGACCGACGAACCAGCAATCGGAACCGTCATGCGCGCCATGCGCAAAGGCGACCGCGTGTTCCTCTACGTCGGCGACCGCACGATCGGACACGTCACGCTCGCGCACGTCCCGAACGGCATGAAGACGAAGGTCGCGTTCGCGTTCGACAAGTCCGTCCGCATCGAGGCAGACAAGCCCGACAGGAGGAAGCATGCCGTCGACTAACACCGCCAGCATCGTTCTCTTCCTCGGCGGTCCGATGCACGGCACGTTCCACGAGATGCCGGACACGACGCTCGAACTGTTCATCAGGAACGCCGCGGACAAGACCTGGTCGCCGAACGGATGGGACCGCTACACGCGCCGCCGAATCTGCCGCATCGCCGAGGACGAGCATCCCGAGATCGCTCTCCTCTTCGCTCATGAGACCTGGCTCGACGAGGAGATCGGCGCAGCCCATGTACCGGAGTCCCAATGGAAGCCAGCAGGGCCGTAAGGCATGACGTCACGCAGGAACGAACAGGCTCGAGGCACTCAGAGCTGTCGGCGCGCCACCGAGAATGGGGAGTCGAGTGTCCCGCGACCGACATCGACTGCATCGTCGAGATCGCGCGCGGGAAGCCGGCGGCCATCATCGAGTACAAGCGCTCGAACGCCGACCTCGAGCAGAGCCTCCAGTCCTGGCGCGCGCTCTGGATCCTCGCCGACAAGGCGAAGCTCCCGTTCTGGGTCGTCGTCTGGGACAACGGCGGCGGCCGCTGGACGTTCCGGATCGCTCGCGCGAATGAGGCCGGCATCAGGCTCATCCGCGAGCACCTGCCGTTCGCCGGCGACGCTCCGCTCCTCAGCGAGCGCGACTTCGTCAGGTTCCTCCACCTCGTCCGGGGACGCGACCCGTCCTGCGTAGACAGCCTTCCCGCATTCCGACCGAGGCTCTCCCGATGACGGCGTTCCTCTCCTGGGTGTTCATCCTCTCATTCTCCTGGTTCATGGCCGCCATCCTCGTCCCGATCGAGACGGAGGACGACTCATGACCGAACTCGTCCAGCTCAGGTTCCACCTGCGCCGCCGCGCAAGCAAGAGCGCCGAGGAGGGGTTCCACGTCGACAGCAGCCTCTTCGAGCGCGCCGCCGACGCCATCGAGGCGCTGTCGAAGGACCTAGCCGACGCGCGCGCCGAGGCCGACAGGCTGCGCGAGCTCCTCGACGAGTACCGCGACGCGAACCGCGCGCGCGCCTCCGAGATCGCGAACCGCCGATAGACGGCTGAAGGCATCTTTTCTCCCGCGGACGGACCGGCAATCGCGCCGGTCCGTCTGTTCCTGCGCCTTCATAAAAAGCGCGGCGTAGCCGATAGATGCACCGTGACGAACAGCAGGCAGAAAGGCGCTCGCATCGAGAGGGAGGCCGCGGAGGCTCTCCGCGATGTCCTCGGCATCTCCGCGCGAAGGTCCGTGCAGTACGCAGGCGTCGCCGGCGACGCCGACCTGATATCAGGTCTTCCCAGCGTCCATTTCGAGATCAAGGCGAGGAAGTCCATCGGAGCGCTCCGCTTCATGGAGCAGGCGCAGGCCGACGCCGCGAAGGCGAAGACTCTGCCGATGGTCCTCCTCCGCGAGAACGGCGACACCGAGTTCTATGCTCTGATGCGGCTCTCCGACCTCCCCGAGGTCGCGAGGAAGGTCGTCTCGGTGCAGGCGATGAACGAGATCGACAAGGTCAGTGCGGAGGTGGGACAGTGAGCATCGAGGACGTCCTCAAGGTCGTTTCCGTCGTACTGATCCCGTCGATCGGCGCGGTCGTCTGGCTTCTGCGCGAGGTCTACGGACTGCGCGGAGACCTGCGCGAGCTCCAGAGCGAGGCGAGGACGCAGGCGGCCAGGATGAGCCAGCTCGAGCGCTCGGTCGAGCGGCTTGCCAACAGCGTGACCGAGCTGACCCTCATCCTCGCGCGCAGCGGCATCGAGGCCGAGAAGGGGAAGCATGGCTGACAGCTGGAACCCACTCATCAAGCAAGGCGAGACGTTCGTCGCGACGATCACCGTCACAGGCGTGAACCTCTCCGGCTACACCGTGCGCAGCAAGGCGCGATCGAGCCATGCGGCGAACGCGACCGTCTGGGACCTGTCGACCGCGACGAGCGGCATCAGCGTCTCGTCGGGAGCGAACTCGGTCGTCACGATGACCCTGACCGCGACCCAGACCGCTGCGCTCTCCGCATGGAGCTGCGGCGTGTTCGACATGGAGTACCAGTCGCCGGCAGGCGTCGTGACGAGGTTCCTCGAAGGCGTCTTCACCGTCTCAGGAGAGGCAACGAAATGAGCGTCACCGTATCCACGACGTCGAACTCGGTCACCGTCACCGACCAGGCCGCGCTGCAGGGTGCGACCGCGTCGGGAACCGTCGCGACGCAGCTCAACTACGTCAACAACAACGCGGTGAACATCATCCAGGGAGCCGGCACCGACGCGAACGTCTGGGGCAACACGATCTCGGGAGGCGGCAACTCCGCGCAGCCGAACCTGATCCGCGGCTCGACGAGCCTGCGGACGATCGCCGGCGGCTACGACAACATCATCGGACGCGACGCGACCGCGTTCCCGAGCGACGGCACCGCGACCATCCAGTCCCAGATACTCTGCGGCGCGCACAACCGAATATTCCTCAACGGCGACACGAACTTCCCCGCCGGACTCGAGATCCCCGTCAACAACGGCGTTACGCAGCCGACGCACTCGACGATCGCCGGAGGCTCGTACCACCAGATCAGGAACGGCGACTACGGCTTCATCGGAGGCGGCACCAACTGCGTCATCCAGGAGAAGGCCGGCTCCGAGGCGTACGCCGACGGACAGGGTGCCTTCATCGGAGGCGGGTTCAAGAACATCGCGTACGGCAAGCAGTGCGTGATCGCCGGCGGCAACACCAACGTAAACGAATGCCAGAACTCCGCGATCGGCGGCGGCGTCATCAACTCGATCCTCACCCCGAAGGACTCGGGAGGGAACGCGAAGACGTCGTCCGTCATCGCAGGCGGCTCCAACAACACGATCAACTGCGCCGGAGCGGCGGCCATCGTCGGCGGCGAGCTGAACAAGATCGCCGCGACGAGCGGGACGACCGACCTCGGGCTCTACAGCTTCATCGGCGGCGGCTACAACAACCAGATCGCGACGACCCTCTACTCGCCGTACTCGGTGATCTGCGGCGGGTTCCAGAACACGGTCAACAACCAGTTCTCGGCGGTCGTCGGCGGCCGCGCGAACCTCGTCAGCAGCCTCTACTGCACCGCGATCGGCTTCCAGTCGAACGCAAGGAACTACGGCGGTTTCGTGCATGGCGGCGAGGCGTTCTCGAGCGCCGGCGACGCGCAGAGCTCGGTGTACGTCCTCAAGTGCGAGACGACGACTACGGTGCAGAAGGAGATGCTGTCGATGGGACAGTCGCTCACCGTCCCGAGCGACACGTCCTGGGCATTCCGAGCGCTCGTCGTCGCTCGGCACGGGTCGAGCAACTCGAGCGCCGGATACGAGGTCAAGGGACTGATCCACAACGACTCTGGAACGGCCGCGATCGTCGGGACCGTCTCGACGACCGTCCTCGGCGAGAGCAGCACCCCGACGAGCATGACGGGCTGCGACGCGACTGCGGAGGCGAGCGGCGCTACGCTGCGCGTCATGGTGACGGGCCTGTCGACCTCCGTGAAGTGGGTCGCGCGGCTCGAGATCACCGAGGTCACGGCGTGACGTGGAGTGCATGTCGCGGCTACTGCCGCCGATGACAGAGAAGGAGAACCAACATGGCGACTTTCCTGGCGAACATCACAGCTCAATCGAACACGGGATCATGGACGACCATCATGCCTGATGAGCGGCCGCAGGCCATCCGTTCGATGCTCTTCAACAACGGTACCGGCGAGTTCATTTTGTGCCGGAGGAAGTCGAACACCAACGTCTCGGTGCAGTTCGGGACAGGAACATTCAACATTCCTCGCGTCAATCCAGGAGACCTCGAGGTGCGCGCCGTAGGAACCAACTCCGCGTCTCTCATCATCTGCTGCGGATGCCCGGAAAACCCCGCTTAAGGAGCACCCCATGAAGGGAAGCTGGAAGACGACCGCGTTCGGAATCCTCTCTGCCGTCGGAATCATCGCTACGCAGGTCTCGTACCTGCTCGACGCGAATCCCGAGACGGTGTTCAGCTTCGAGGCCTGCTTCGCCGCTCTCGGCATGGCCGGCATCGGGTTCTTCGCGCGCGACAACAACGTGAGCAGCGAGAAGGCCGGGGCAAACTGAGAACCGAGGACGGCTATGATTCCTCTCCAGGGGAGCGCTGGCTCGACGCAGGGACGACCCATTCGCGCGTCCTCCTCGGAATCGAGGACAGGACCGAGCGGATGCGGATGCTCGCCGGCGCTCCCCTGTTCTCGCTCTGGACCGACACGAAGCGGGAGCTCGAGTGGGCCGCGGACGAGATCGACAGGCTCAGGCGGCGCGTCGCCGAGCTGGAGGCATCCGATGAGAGGAGGCGATGAATGCTCGAGAAGATCGTCGCGGCCGTCGCGATGGCCCTGTTCGCATGGCTGGAGAAGCGGCTTGACCGTCCGAACGTGTCGGTCGATCTGGCGATGGACCGCGCTCGCCTCATGCGCGCTGGGAATCGGCTGCGCGCATGGATGCGCCGTCAGGACGGTCTTCGTCAGGGACGGGACGCCGGTCAGGGTCGCGAAGGCTCGGGGGACGGTGCTGGTCCTGCTCGACGGCCAGTGGACCGAGACGCAGCCGACTGAACTCCCCGAGGGCTGGTACATGGTCCACCCGAGCTGGGTGGAGGACGACGAGGACGGCAAGCCGTGATCCGCGTCTACCCGGCTGCGTACGAGATCCCGATCGGAGACGGCCTCGCGGTCGTCGGAGCCAAGCTGGAAGCGGACGTCCAGTTCGGCGACCTGACGGACGTGGATGCGCCGTCTCCTTCCGACAAGGACGTCCTGCAGTACCAGACAAGCACGTCGAAATGGACGCAGACCGCGCAGACCGAGCTGGTCGACGGCGGCAACTTCTGAGGTGAAACATGGCGAACACGGTACGGATCA